TAGTTTTGTCGGATTGACCGCAGGGTGGTCGTTGTCTCAACCGAGTGTAGATATAACAGATACCACAATCAAAGAGTGGTCGTCTGCATTCCAAGTGACTATCGACGGTGTGACTAGCGCGCAGACGCTCTACTTCTCGACGCCAACAGGCGCGATCCAAGTCACCGCAGACATCGAGAGCGACAACTATGTCGCCGGCACGTCGGGATGGAAGATCGAGCGCGACACCGGCAACGCAGAGTTTCAGAACGCCATTATTCGCGGCACGCTGAACGCTACTGACATCACGGCGGGAACGATCTCGGCGGATCGCCTGCCGGGTCTTGCGGTGGCTAACTCGACCTCGATCAGCGCCAACATTAGCAAGGACGCGACTGCCACTTACACCGTCTCTTTCAGCGGCGTGAAAAGCGGCACGAAACTGATGGTCATCATGCAGCTTGCAGGCTATTCGAGCGCGGATAGCCCTTATGTCGAAGTCGCGGCAACAGGGACAAGCGTTACGCTAGACTATACCACATCGAACGAGGGCTGGCTGCTGGAAGGCGCTTCTGGCATCGAAGAGCCGCAGACCTATGTTTCCACCGGCACGACAACCAGCACATCGGGGACGGTCGGGTTCAACGTCACTCATCGTGGCTCAAGCGGCGGCACTGCCACCGTCCAAGGCGTCGTTGCCGCGCTAGTGATGGAGGCTTGATATGCAGTTCACCATCTATCACGCGGATGGCTCATGGTCAGGAACCTTCACGACATCCGGCGATCTTGATCCGCTGATGATCCCGGAAGGCGGGCATTGGGCGGAAGGCAATCACGACCGCTTCTCGCGCTATGTCGATGGTCAAGTCGTCTCGTTCACGCAATCCGAAATCGACGCGACCGAGATCGCCGAGACGTGGCCGGAATTGCGTCGGGAGCGCAATCGTCGCCTATCCGCCTGCGACTGGACGCAAGCCCCAGACGCGCCCGTAGACCGCGCCGCATGGGCCTCCTACCGGCAGGCGCTGCGTGATCTGCCTGCGAACACCACCGACCCCCGTGATCCTGCGTGGCCTATCCCGCCAATGTAAAATCGTGTAGACTGCCGCGCGCGCGCACCTCACAACTAGGAGACCATCGATGGCTACTTTCAACAAGGTGAACGACTTCGTTCTGAACGCTGTTCACAACATGGACCTCGAAAGCGATCAGATCGTCGTCGCTCTCAGCAACACGGCGCCCGGCTCGGAGTCCAGCAACCCGACCGCCGACGGCAATGGCGTCCTCGCGAACGTGACCGAGGTCAGCTACACCAACTGCTCAAGCCGCAACGTGACGACGACCTCCTCGACGCAGAGCGGCGGCACCTACAAGCTGGTGCTGGCGGACATCACGCTCTCGGCCAGCGGCGGCGATGTCGGCCCGTTCCGCTATGTCTACCTCTACGACGACACCGTGACCTCGCCGGCTGATCCGCTGATCGGCTACTACGACTACGGCCTGAGCCTGACGCTGAACGACGGCGACAGCTTCACGCTCGACTTCTCGGCGGTAAACGGCGTGATCCAGATCTCGTGAGCGGGGGCTTCGGCTCCCGCCTACCTTTTCATCATGGAGTGACCGATGCCCACCTTTGCCAACGGCGAGAGCGCCGCCTCTGTTCGCACGAAGATCAACGACGCCATCGACAAGGTGGACGGCGCTGCCGCGATCTCCTCGATCAACGTGGACGGCGGCACCATCGACGGCGTGAGCATCGGCGCAAGCACTGCGGCCACCAGCCTCAACGTCAACGGCACGATCAAGCTGGACGGGAACTATCCTGTTGGCACGAACAACGTGGCCGTGGGCTATCAGGCTGCGCTGTGTACTACGACGGGATGCAACAGCACCGCCATCGGAGCCTGCGCTCTCCGGTTAAATACGACGGGCAGCATAAACACGGCAGTTGGTAATCAGGCGATGCTGTGTAACACAACCGGCGAAGAAAACGTAGCGGTTGGAAACGTAGCACTTTGCTCAAACACGACGGGTTGCTATAATACTGCGGTTGGGCGGTCTGCGGCTGTTGCAAACACCACGGGGGCATTTAACGTAGCTATTGGCCGTGAAGCCCTTCGTGAAAACCAAGAGGGCGATCAAAGTGTAGCGATTGGTCAAAGCGCCCTCCGCAACCAAAACCCGGTCGGCAATGCTGACATGAACAACGTAGCCGTAGGTTTTCAGGCTGCGCTGTGTACGACGACGGGTCGGCTGAACACTTCTGTGGGGGCGTGTAGCCTGAGGCTAAACACTACTGCGTGTAACAATACTGCCTTCGGCTTTAGTGCGATGCGGGATAACGAAACGGGGTCTGACAACACAGCCTCTGGTGTAAACGCGCTGCTTTGCAACACTACGGGCAGCAACAACACCGCCTCCGGCTGCGCTGCTTTGCGAGATAACACAACTGGTGCCGCTAATACCGCGTTTGGCTTCCGTGCGTTGCTTTCAAATACTACGGCGAGTGCTAACAGCGCATTTGCCTGCGATGCTCTTCGCTGCAACACCACGGGTACTCTAAACACCGCTATGGGCGTCAACGCCCTCTGCGCCAACGTCGAAGGCGATCAGTCTGTGGCTATTGGCACCGACGCGCTGCGCGCACAAAACCCCGTCGGCAACGTGGACATGAACAACACGGCGCTTGGCTTCCGAGCAGGCTGCGCCATCACCACGGGCACCAACCTCACCGTCATCGGTGCTACAGCCGCTGCCTCTGCCGCTACTGCCACCAACGAGATCACGCTCGGCAACAGCAGCGTCACATGTCTCCGCGTTCCGGGTGTTGGCTTTGAAACGTCAACAACGGGCACCGTGTTCAACGAAGCCGGTAACGATGCTGACTTCCGCATCGAGAGCGACACTGACCCAAACGCCTTTTTCTTGGAAGGCAGCAGCGGGAACGTAGGGATTGGGACGAGCAGTCCTGACTCCGCCCGTAAGCTTCATGTCTATACTGCTAGTGGCGGCTTTAGTATTAGCGGCTTGTTTGAAACGGCTGTTACATCCTCTTCTATTGCCTTTAAGGACACCTCAAACAACAGCACATCCGCTGTGCGCATCGGATCGTCTGGTAACAACTTGTTGCATTATACTGGCGGCTCAGAACGTATGCGCATCGACAGCAGCGGGAACGTGCTTGTGGGTAAGACTGCAGGCAGCACATCTACTGTAGGCGGACAGTTGTTACCAACTGGTAAAGCATGGTTCGTTGCAGATGGCACTGATCCTCTATTCTTAAATCGCTTAACGTCTGATGGTGATATTGCAGACTTTGCTAAAGACGGCACCATTGTGGGGAGTATTGGGAGTAACTCTAGCCTGCGTCTTACTATGGGTAACGCTGATGTTGGCCTAATTTATCAGACCGATGGCACGGATTACATCGGACCGTATAGCATGACTGCTGTTGGTGGTAGAGACAACGCTATCAACCTTGGCTTCCCAACTAACCGCTTCAAAGACCTTTACCTTTCTGGCAATGCGTATGTAGGCGACAAGATCATCCACGACGGTGATACCAACACGGCGATCCGCTTCCCTGCTGCTGACACTGTTACGGTGGAGACGGCGGGTTCGGAGCGTGTGCGCATCGACAGCAGCGGGAACCTGCTTATCGGCGGGACAACGGCTGGCACAGCCTCTGCGGGCAACCTTGTTCTTGTCAACGGCACCGCACCGACAGGCAACGTTACGGACGGCATCACGCTTTATGCCGAAGACGTATCCTCCAGCAGCGAGTTGAAGGTCCGAGATGAGGCGGGTAACGTGACTACTCTTTCGCCCCATAACTTCGATCTGATCCCTGAAGGCCCATCGGAGGAGATGGCGTGGTCTTACTACTCAGAGCGCGATGGCAAGCGCATCAACGTGGACATGCTCAAGGCAATCCGCCTACTTGAGCAACTGACCGGCGAAAAGCTGGTGCATATGGCTTGATGGAGGACAGCATGACCACAACTTGGACCATCGCTCAATGCGAGCATGACATCGCCACCGGCGGGATCACCGTCGCTCATTGGCGCGTGACAGCCACAGACGGCGACTACCGTGCTTATGCCTATGGCTCGGTCGGCTTCCAGCCTGATCCTGACGCCCCCGGCTTCATCCCCTATGCGTCGGTCACTGAGGCCGAAGTGCTTGCATGGGTCTGGGCTAACGGCGTTGACAAGGATGCAACCGAAGCCACACTTGCTGCACAGATCGAAGCGCAGAAGCATCCGACAACAGCCAACGGCCTGCCGTGGCAATAAGGGAGAGACACTTGCTTAACACCTACGTCATCGAAGGCGGCATCGGCAAATGCACGGCGTTCACCGCTCTGATCCCCAAGCTGGCCGAGAAGGCTGGTGAGGCGATCCAGATTTACACGCCCTACATCGATGTCTTCGCCTTCAACCCCGACGTGGCGATGGCCTATGAGCAGTCGCTGCCGCTGAACGATCCGCGCATCATGCGCTCGGACAACATCTTCTACTGCGAGCCTTACAAGTCCAACTTCGCTCTGGGCAAGCAGCACTTGATCGAGTCCTACTGCGAACTGTTCGGCGTCGAATACGACAAGTCGATGGCTCCGAAACTCTACACGAGCCACCTGAAGGAACGCGCCGACAAGTGGCTGGAGCAGAACGGCATCACCGGCAAATACATGATGGTGCAGTTCACGGGCGGGCAGACACCTGTCGGCTGGTCCCCGAACAACGGCTACGCGAGCCACAACCCCGGTCGCAACTATCCGGCCTATCTGGCTCAACAGGTCGTCAGCCACCTTCGTGCAGCCTATCCGAATGTTGCGATCATCGACTGCACTCTGCCTAACGAGCCGGGCTACGCTGGTGCGATCAAGTGCGCCGAGCATTGGGCCGTGGTCCACGAGATGCTGAAGGGCGCTGAAGGCTTCATCGGCATCGACAGCAGCCTGCAACACTTCTCGGCCAGCGCACAAAAGCGCGGTGTCGTGATCTGGGGCAGCACCCCGCCGACGCAGTTTGGCTACGGCCACAACACCAACATGCAGTTCCACATGGGCAAGAAGTGGGACGCACGGAAGTTCGACCCCGCCGATCCGCGCAACGTGCTGGTTGATCCGCGCAGCGTGGTTGAGGCATATTCGGCGCTGACGGTGAAGATCGAGAACAAGCCGATCAACACCTACTGTTTAACCGCTTAAGGAGAGCGACAATGACTGAAGAGAACTGGCAAGGCACCTACAACGCTGCGATGGACAGCGTGAACCTGCTCAACAAGGGCAAGCCTGAGGGCGACAGCGATGAGGACTGGGCGGGCACTGTGCAGCGCAACGTCGATCACCTCAAGATTCAGGTGGCGAAAGAGTGGCCCGCTGGCTTCGACCTGACGCCGTTCAACGACGCCATCGCTGCCCATGCTTGAAGTTCCTGTTAGCGTCGGTGAGGTTCTCGACAAGATCAGCATCTTGCAGATCAAGTCCGAGCGCATCACCGACGCTCTCAAACTCGTCAACGTCGAGAAGGAACTTTTCCACCTGACGAGAGCGGCACAG